TCCAACAAGTTTCATTTGAATCAACATCACCGTATTCATCCAAGTGTAACTTTGCTTTTTCTTCACCAAGAAAACCTACGGGATGTAAACCTTCAAGAATAAACTTTGTCAAGTTTTCTTTTGTTCCTCTTACCTTCAAACTTCCTTTACACCAGTTTGGCATATTATTCACTTCCTTCCGTTAATTGTTCATTGAACTGCATCTGATAGTTCAGAATCTTTTCTGTGTAGTCTGTGGAATAAATGCCGTTTTCCCATAACCGAGCAGCAGCATCTTCCCCCATGTTGTACGCCATCAAGACCATGTTGGTATCTTGATACCGTTCAAACAGTTTTCTAAGTACGAACACGCCCGCCCTGATGTTCTGATACGGGTCTGTGAAATCCGTAACCCCAAGGGTATCAGTCAACCACTGATGATTGATTTTATTAATCTGCATATAACCGTAATCATTGGTTATGCTGATGACTGCCGGGTCAAAACTGCTTTCATTCTGAATCAGTGCCATGACAAGGGTAAAATCAAGGTTGTACCCAGCACAAAGGTAATATGTAAATTCCTGTTGTTCTTCCGGCATCTTGCAGTCAAGCGGTGTGAAGTCTAAGTCATTCGCACCCCAGTCAAGGGAAATTTCCTGTGTGAAAGTTCTGTCATCATACGCCCCATATACAAGGGTTTTAGTGCTTGACCGTTCAAGTGTCTGTTCTTCTGTTTTCTGCTTGTCCTTGGCGATTATATGAGTTTTCAGGGCATATCCTGACACACTACCAATCACCAAACCAATACCAAGTGCAGCACCAATCAGAATCAAGACCCTTTTGACCATTGCCGACTTTCTCATGCTCTTTGAATAGTTCAATTTTCATCATCCCTTTCCGTGATTTTCAAATAAATGATTCCGGGAATTATCAGAATCGCACCAATGATGTATTCTTTCAGGTGTGCGGTAAGTGGTTCATATATTCCCATTTCAACCGCATAGTCAGATGCACCAACTGCACCAATAATCAGGAACACACCAATGAACGCCATGATTCCAAATATCCAGTTAAGTATCTTTGAAAAGTTCATCTGTCAATTCCTTCCCTTCTTTTAATGCTGCAAGGTTCTTTTCTTCAACTGTACCTTTCACCAGTAAGTAATAGTAAAAGCACGGTTTGGCTTGTCCTATGCGGTGAATACGCTTCTTTGACTGCTCCCACAAATCACATGACCCTTTGCCAAGTGGCAGTGTGTAATATATGATTTTGTTTGCTTTCTGATAGTTACCACCCATTGCACCCGCCTGATACTGAATGAATGTGATGGAATCATTTGCATTTTCGTATGCTGTCAAGTCTTTCTTCTGACCGTTCACAACTGAATAAGGTCTGTTCAGATCATTTAGCACACGTTGCATTACATCCAGTTCAGCAGTGAAGTTGTAAAATACAATCAATCTGTCCTGTGTGCTTTCAACCAAGTCCCGCAAACCTTCCAGTTTCTCCTTATGCCACTGTCCGCATAACTGCCGGGCATATAGCATCTTGGTCAGGTTGTTATCACCGACCAGTTCAACATCATCAAACATCAGGTAACTGTTCTTGATGAAATACCTGTATTCCTTAGTGGACTTAAAGAATATTTTCTGTTCAGTCTGTTCAGGAAGTTCAAGGACTTCACTTGTTTTCATAAAGATGCAGCCATAACTTGCAAGTTTCTTTTTCAAGTGTTCCGTGTGCTTGTACCCGGTGATAACCTCACGCTTGAACCCGTCCCCGTTCTCAACCCATTCTGTCACAACATAACTGTTGTAAAAGGCTTTCTTTGTGATATTCCACCCCAACAACTGCACCTGTGACCACAACCTTTCATATTTCCCGGCTGTTGGTGTTCCTGATAACAAAATCACGCTTTCAGGTCTCATTTTCAGAATAAATTTTGAACGCTTGGCGGTTTCATTGCTGATAAGACTTGATTCATCAAGCATCATGGTAAATTCACTTATTTTCAGCAGCCAATCACGCCTAAAAGTCAGGTCATAATTGATGACACCAACAATCTGAATATCCATTTTGTATAATTCCTCGGTGTCAACCAGTGTCCTGAAATTGATTGCTTCACTTTTCTTTGTCAGGTTCATAACCCGGTATTCCGGGTAATACGTTTTCATATGATCAACCCAATCATCAACCTTTGACTTTTGGCATACGATCAGGTTTACTGTATTGTTCAGCAAATACATTTTTTCAGCACCTACAAAGGTTTTACCCAGTCCCATATCAAGATAATACGCACAACGGTTGAACTGTTCAGTTCTGTTCAGTGCATCTTCCTGATGAGGCATAAAGTGCAAATCATTCATCTTCCTTGAACCCATGCACTACATTCTGAACGGTATTATTCTCCATCTTTCTGCACCTCACCTTTCTGTTCCGTCAATGACTTATATTCATCAAGTAATACTTTCATTTCAGGGTCTTTTTCCGAAAACATTTCAAGCACCGCCATACGCTGCAATTTATTGATTCTTACGTCCATAGCTGTCTTTAATTCTGACACACGTTTTCTTGCCGCAACACGATTTTCGTATGTACCCATATCAACCTTTGTGACAATCTCACGACCACTTGCAACCCTTGAAACAGTATCATCAATACTTGCAATCTTTGCGACCGCCAAACCGTGATGCCCTGTTTTAACTACCACTACATCACCAACTTCATAGTTGTCATACATCGCATACTTTGACATACACACCTGTCCTCTTTCATTGTCATTTATGAAAGATACCTGTACGGTTTTATAATCTCCAAACATTTCTTCATCCTCACTTTCTTCAATTCCAAATAAAATGATCTGATCCTTTCTTAACCAGTAACAACCGTATTGACTGTTATGGTTTTTATGACCTTCAACCATTACGCCGAAAATACCTTTGTATTCCCTTGTGATTACACCACTTAACCCTTCAAGTCTGCTGCTTCTGTAAGAAATGATCTTTACTTTGTCACCTATCTGCATAAAATCACCACCTTATACGGCAATTCCTTCAATTTCTGCAAAACGCTTTGCATTGATGAAGTAAGACCAACGGTGTTCAGAAGTATGAATTGCATACCCCCAAGGGAAAACGCCCTGTTGTAAACCAAGTGCTATTGTGTTTGTGTGCTTATGCATCAACTTGGCAACTTCTCCGACTGTCAAGGTTGGGATGCCATCTTCACACTTGGAAGGTTTGAAGGTCACCGGGGTTTCTTCCTGTTCAAAATAGTCAGGGTTAAGTCCAAGTGATACTGCAATATCACTTTGAACCTGTTCTGACGGTGTGGTCTTGGCATTCAGGTACATACTGATTGACCCCTTACTTTTCCCGGTCAATCCAACAACCTGTGCCTGATTGATTCCTAACTGCTGCATAGCCTGTTTCAACTTTTCGCTGAATTTCATAATTTATCACCTATCCTTTCTTTTAGTTAAGAAGTCTTAACTTTTTCAGTAAAAAAATATAGTGGAATAAATTCCACCGAAACACCAAGGACTTCACACGCCTTGTTCATTTCAGGTGCAGTGAACTGAACTGTTCCGTTCAATTTTGCAGATAATGTCACGGTTGACATTCCCATTGCTTTAGCAAATTTTGCCTGTGTTCCAAATACTTCCTTGATTTTTCCTCTTAACTTTGAATAATCAAACACTTCTTTCACCTTCCTTTTCATCATCAGGAAAAGCATTGTTATTGTACTGCTTCCTGATTGTTATTCTTACAACCCCTGATTCCAACTGTTCAAAGGATGTTTCCTTGAACTTCTGCGGTCTGCCTTTTTTCAGACTTTCCATATACGCAAGGTATTCAAGTTTGGTTGGAAATTCAAGAATCTGTTCAATCCATGCTGCAACTATTTTCTTCACTTCATCACTCCTTTCTAACATGAACCACCGTCCGCACCATGAAATGCACCAACGGGGTATTTCCAATCATTTATGTATATATCATCCGTTGTGAACTCACCAGTAAGTATTGAATGAATTGCTTTCCTGTCATCCCAACAGACACATGACTTTGTATTACCTATAAATTCATCAAGGTTCTTTTTGTTATCAAGGGTGAACCCAAGAACTTCTTCATCATGCCTTAGTGCTGCATAATCATCAGGAAAAAGTTCTTTTACCCCGGCAAATAAACGGGGTGTTGAAAATATGCACATCATACAACTGCATCTGTTCCAACCTATCCTGTAACATGGGTGTGGGTTTATATGATGCCGTTTCAGCAACTCCCAAACATCCTTTTCAGAATAATCAATGCAGCACCGCCATTGATGAACAATTCTGTGTGCCTTGGCTTCTGCATTGGTG